TGTTTGAATTTAATTGAAGATTTTGCATTTTACAACTGTTATGGATTAACTGGTAATTTGACAATTCCGAGTTCAGTTACTACAATTGGATATGTTTCATTTATAAATTGTTCCGGATTAATTGGGGATTTGATAATACCAAGTTCAGTTACTACAATTGCAAACATTGCATTTCAAGACTGTACAGGATTTAATGGTAATTTAATAATCCCTATTTCAGTTACTTCAATTGGAAATTTTGCATTTTGCAATTGTTCAAAATTAACTGGTAATTTAATAATTCCAAATTCAGTTACATTAATTAGAAATAGTACATTTCAGAATTGTTCTGGATTAACTGGTAATTTGATAATACCGAGTTCAGTTACTTCGATTGGAGATGCAGCATTCGCAGGATGTACTGGATTTAATGGAAATTTGACAATACCAAATTCAGTTGTTTCCATTGGGAATTCTGCTTTTTATACTTGTTCAAAATTAACTGGTAATTTGATAATACCGAGTTCGGTTACTTCAATCGGGAATCTTGCATTTATTGGATGTACTGGATTTAATGGAAATTTAACAATACCAAATTCAGTTGTTTCCATTGGGAATTTAGCCTTTTATAATTGTTCTGAGTTAATTGGAAATTTAATAATACCTAGTTCAGTTACTTCAATTGGAGATTCAGCATTTTACAACTGTTATGGATTAACTGGTAATTTGACAATTCCGAATTCAATTACATTAATTAGAAATAATACATTTCAGAATTGTTCTGGATTAACTGGTAATTTGATAATACCGAGTTCAGTTACTTCGATTGGAGACGCAGCATTTTCAGGATGTATAGGGTTTATTGGTAATCTTACAATTCCAAATTCAGTTACTTCAATTGGAAATTCTGCTTTTTATACTTGTTCTGGATTAACTGGAAATTTGACAATTCCGAGTTCAGTTACTTCAATCGGAAATCTTGCATTTATTGGGTGTACTGGATTTAATGGAAATTTGACAATACCAAATTCAGTTATTTCCATTGGAGATTTAGCATTTTACAATTGTGTAGGGCTGATATTAATTAACAATATGAGATCAACTCCACAAATTATATTTTCAAATACATTTTATAATGTAAATAAAACAATACCACTTCACGTAGCAGTAGGATCACTAGCATCCTATCAAGCTGCACCATATTGGAATGAGTTTACTAATATTATTGCAGATTTATAAATTTAAAATACACACATTATGAAAAGTTTATTTCAATTATTACTGGATTGGTTATTTCGAAACTTAGTGAATTTTGCAAAATGGTCGCTGAGCATGGCCGGTGGTTTCCTGGTTATGATTAAGCCGACATTCCCATTTATACTTATTTGCGTTGTCTTTATTATTTTCGACTGTTGGTCGGCAAGGGATTTAGCAAAACGCATGAAGAAAGCTGGTCATAATACAAATGCTAAAGTAAAGAGTAATAAACTATTTAAGGCGTTTACCACTGGAGTATTAGCAATGGCTGCCATAGTACTTGCATTTGTGATTGAGAAATACATACTTACTATGTATTCAAATCTCTATCTAGCTAATTACACGGCATTGGTATTTTGCGGCATTCAGTTCTGGTCAATAACCGAAAATGCAAGTTCATGTAATGGTTCGAAATGGGCTGCAATTGCTCAAAAGTTCATGGTGGATAAAACTGAACGCCATTTAGATATTGATTTGTCGATATTAAAAGATAAGGAGGATACAAAATGAAAGAATTGCTACCTCTAGTTTGGAATGAAGCTGCAAGTTTCAAAATTGAATCACCAGCAGTAATGGCATTTCTATCGGCCGAAACAGGAGGAAAAGGCTTCGACGATGTAACAGGTAAAATTATTATTCAATTTGAACCTAGCTGGTACAGAAAGCGTGCACCTTATGCACCTTCCGGAGCATGGTCGCTTAATAAGGTTGAAGTTCAACGCAAAGAATGGTTGGCCTTTAATGACGCATTCAGCAAGAACAAAACGGCAGCCATGGAAGCCACAAGTATTGGCATTGGTCAAATACTAGGTTTGCACTGGAAACGCCTTGGTTATGAAAGTGTAAACGCCATGTGGGACGATGCAAAGAAAGGAATCGATCGCCAAATTTGGCAGATCTGCAAGTTTATCGACACCGATAAGGAGTTGAAAGCTGCTATTATTGCTCATAACTGGCATATTGTAGCAACGCTTTACAATGGAGCTAAATACAAAGAAATGGCTATAATTTGGAAGCGAGAACCGTATGATATTACTCTAGCAAATGCTTATTTAAAATTCAAATAGATCATGAAAAAAATACTAAAACCCTTTCTTGTCTCATTCTTCAGCATGTGGATAAGTGCAATGCTACTATTGTTTGTAATCGTTTTCTCGGGTTGCTCCAGCACTAAAAAAGTGGAGAAAGCCAAAGTAATCGAATCGGTTGCTTCCAGTGTGGATTCAAAAACCGATCAGTCGAAAACCGAAAGCCTAAAAGTTACGGACAAAACTGAAAAAATTACGGACAAATCGTTAATGCAAATAGAAAATGAAACTAATGCATTGGAAACGCGTATCACAGAATACGACACCGATAAGCCTATTGTTATTGGTACTTATAAACCACCGGTGAAATCTGAAACGATTACGACTAGTAAAAGATTGTCCCAAAAAGATACTGAATATTTGGACAATTCGAAAGAAAAAACAACTTCCGACGCGGCTTATACGTCACAATTGGAAGCAAGCATTAAGCTACTACAGTCAGAGAATGCAAAACTTGTCAGTGAGGTCAGTAATAAGGAAACAACTTCAGTAACCTGGTGGAGATGGTTCTTGGCCGGTATGTGTATACCGGTGGCTATTGGTTTACTTGTAAAATTTGGTGCTTTTTCGAAATTGTTTGTTTTTGTCCTGAAGATATTTAGGGTTAAGTCATAGTTTTTGTTTTTTTTACATAGTATAGATTTTTAAAAGAGGAAGAATGCCGGGCTTGTGAAAGTCGGGCATTCTGTTTTTTATGTCCTTTTAAAAAGGTGGTAATCTGACGAAATTTGTATCGTAAAATAATATTTATATGGAAAATAGTACGCCAAAAATAATGACAGTAGAGGAGTTCAATGACCGTATAAAGTCATGGACCGTAACAACCAGGTCGAAGATGGCCGGCAATGCTCCAAAGGCTTCCGGTGAATTGGCTTCTACTCTTTCAAATTCATATAAAAGGAATTTCGGACATATTTCTACTATCAATTTCAATTTTCTCCGTCGTGGGGTATTTCGTCATTATGGGGTTGGTCGTGGATATATTCGTCAAGGTAATTCTGTCATTCGTGGTAGTCATAACCCTAAATCAAAAATAGATCTAAGTACCGGATTTAAGCGGTCAGCGGATGATTGGTTTGATGTAGAAATCCGAACCGGTCTGGTACAAGTTGCTGATATAGTTCAGGAGTTTTATGGTGATATGGCCATGAATCAAATACTTGAGAAAATTGATAAATTTTTAATTCAAAAAACGAGCAAAAATGGCTGATAAAATAGCAAAACGTGGCGTCTCGATTTATATCGATGGTAAAGAGGTAGCTAACTCTGTGAAGGCAATATCCGGAGAAATGAAAAAGCTAACGAATGAACAGTCAAAAATGACCATGGGAGCTGATAACTATGTAGCTCATGCAAAGAAAATTGAATACCTGAAGTCATTACTCGTTGAACATAAAGATTATCAGAAACAAATTGCCAAGGAATATAGCAATATGGAGAAAGCTGCCGATAAGTATTCGAAAAATACTGAAGGCGGTTTTTCAAGACTAGCAAACGGGTTTAATAAGTACTTCGCCATTTTTACAGCCGGTCTTGCAGCTGTTACCGGATTGACGCTTGGACTTAAAAAGTTCATGGATATGCGGAATGAGCTTGAGCAAAGTTCCGCTAACCTGAAAGCCATTACCGGACTAGATGATAAATCGGTGGCTTGGATGCGTCAGTATGCCAAAGAACTTAGTACTACTACCACCGAGGCGGGCGTACGCATCACAGCTACTTCCAAAGAAATCATGGACGGTTTCACCGTTATCGGATCCAAGCGTCCGGAACTATTGAAAAACAAAGAGGCTATGGCCGATGTGACTAAACAAGCATTGACATTGGCGGCCACCGGAGTTCCAGTCGAAACGGCATTCGAAGTGGTCACTGCTTCTATGAATCAGTTCAACCTTACGGGTAAAGATGCTACTCGTATTATCAATTCCATTGCAGCCGGTTCATTGGAAGGATCTGCTGAAGCTGACAGCTTAGCCGGATCGCTTAAGAACGTTGGTACAGTAGCCAACGATAGTAATATGACCATGGAAGATACTGTGGCCATGCTTGAGGTACTAGCCAGCAAACAACTGGTAGGAGAGGAAGCCGGTACAAAACTTCGTGGTGCATTATTGAAATTGAAAGAAGCCGGAGTTGGTTATGCTTCAGGTCAGTTTAATGTGCGTGATGCCATTATTGAAGTCAATAAGCAAATGGATAAAAAAGCAAATGCGTTACAACGTGATGCACTTTTGCAAAAGATATTTGGAGCCGAAAATGTTACTGCAGGAACTATTCTTCTTCAAAATGTAGATGCTTATGATAAACTACGTGTTTCGGTAACCGGTACCGATGTAGCTATGCGTCAGGCAAGAATTCAGACATCAACCATTACGGCACAAATGGCCCAAGCACAGAACCGTTTCAATGAGTTGGGAATGGAACTGGTGAAGAATCTAAACCCTGCCATGCTAAAGGCTACTAATTTCGGAACTAACTTTATGAAATTGCTGATGCAATTACCTACGTTTTTGAAAGAAAACAAGGTTAGTATAGTTGCATTCGTAGCCGGATTAACAGCTTATCTCACTGTTGTAAATTTGTCAAACATGGCTACTAAGGCTAGATTAGCTTTAGCAGTAATTGAAAAGGTAGCTGATTATCTAAAAATTGTAGCTCTTCGTACTCGTATTGCATTGACCGGACAGGCTACAATTGCCGAACTTCGATTATTGGCTGCTCAAAATGAGCTCAATGCCTCTATGATGAAAAATATATGGGGATTGGTTGCAGCTGCTATTGCTATTGCTACTGTTTATTTGATTTCGTATTTGAATAAAGCTAATGAGCTTACTGAAGCGCAGAAAATAGCCAACGGTGTGATGGAAGATTACCGTAATAATTTTGCTGAAAACTCAAAAGCTGTCATGGAAGAAAAGGCTCAGTTGACCGGCTTAGTTACAGCAATTATAAATACTAATGATAATCAGGCCACTCGTAACCGATTAATTGACGAACTAAACGCTAAATATCCCGGCTTCATTTCCTTTATTGATAAAGAAAAAGTAACTAATGAATTGCTTGCACAGGCACTGGCCGATGTAAATGAGCAATATGACCTAAAGTTACGTTCTGTGGCGCTCAACTCAAAAAGTCAGGCTTACGAGCAAGCTTCGGTGAAAGCCATGCAACGTCAGATTGAAATTCAAAACGAATTGAATAAACTTCGATCACAACCACAGAATGACAATGAGGCAAAAATAAAAGCATTGGAAGATGAAGATCGCCAATTATCTGCTAATATAAAAAGCTACGAAAATGCTTCATCCACTTTTCGTGCGAATGCCGCCAAAAATGACGAAGAAGTAAAACGAATGAATACTTCAGGATATTATGATGGATTAATGAATGAGGCCAAAAAAATGATGAAACTGAAATCAGAACTAAGAGATAACTCTGAAAAAGGTTCATCGGAATGGAATTTTTACAATAAACAAGTAGCTGAAGCAAATGCTGCCTTTAAATATGCTCAATTGAAATATATTGAAACAAAGAAGTTGGAGAAAGCGAATAAGCCTACATCAGATACCCCTTCTACATCCGGAGGAACTTCATCGCCTGATAAAACTGCAGTACAAAAAAAGAAGATTGACCAGGCTATGCAGGAACTTGAAAATGATAACCTGAAAAAAATAGCTGCTATTAAACAACAGTATATTGATGGTGACATTAAAACCGAATACGATTATAATCAACAGTTATTGGATCAACAGGATAACTATGATAGTTTGCGTAAGAAAAAGCTTCAGGAGTTGTTGAAAGTAATTACGGATCCCGGTCTAAAATTGGATCTGAATAAACAAATTGCTGAAATTGATAAAAAGGCACTAGATAGACAGATTGAGCAAAATAACAAGATCAAGAAAATACTATTGGACGCTGATCCGATTAAATCGGAAAATCAATCATATTCTAATCGCCTTCGTGAATTAGGTCTTTTTGGTGTTGATAAAGAAAAAATGACGGCTGATCAGTTGGAAACGTTACGTATTTTAGAAGAGCAACACAATGAGGCAATGCGTAAGCTGTCAACAAAACAGGCTGTTGTAGAGTTGAAAAATCTTGATAAAGAGCAACAAGATGCTGAAAAAATGTTGGCAGATGAACGGTTGACCACTCAAATGAGTGAACAGATCTATAAAGATAAAATGATTTCCCTGGAGTTGAGTTTTATGAGGCGTAAGCTTGCAATACAAGGATTATCTGCAGATGAAATTGACAAAATTACTAAGCAGATCAATCAGAAGTTAATTGATAACTCAGAAACAACGTATCAATTAATATCATCATTCAAGGAAAAGTATGGTCTTGATGAACTTAGTAGATTTAAACTGCAGAAAGAAACTGAACTTAAAATTCTGCAAGAGTATGTAAATAAAGGGCTAGTATCTGAAAAGGATGCCACTAAGGTTCGCAGGATTTTAGCTGCAGAAGAATTCGAAGTAAATACAAAAAACTTCAAAGATACTGCAGGTGCTATCTCGGATATTTCAGGAGTGTTCTCAAATGCTCTGCAGGGATTCCAGTCGGCCGAAGAAAAATCGATAGAGACAAAGTATCAAAAACAAATTGATGCTGCACAAAAAGCCGGCAAAGATACTACTAAAATAGAGGCTCAAAAAAACAAAGAACTTGCCTCTATAAGGGCTAAAAATGCCGATGCTGAATTTGCGCTTCAGGTTGCACAGATAATTGCTACAACTGCAGTTGCTGCTATTAATTCATTTGCAGCTATGTCTAAAATTGGTGGTCCTATATTGGGTGGTATTGCTGCCGGTGCTGCAGTTGCATATGGTGCGTCTCAAATTGCCGTGGCTGAGTCAGCACGTGAAGCAGCAAAAGAAGGATACTACGATGGTGGTTACCACACACCGGAAGGCTATACTGGTGGAACTGATCCTCGAGAGGTTCGTGGTGTTTTCCCTGATGGACAGCCATATCACGGTGATGAGTTTATTGCTACTCATAAAACTACCCGTAACCGTGAGATTCGACCAGTACTTGATCTGATTGATAGTGCACAGAAATTGGGTACAGCTTCCAGTCTTACTAGGGCAGATATATCGAAAGCCTTACGATTATCTCCAGGATACTATGATGGCGGATATCGTAATTCTAATACGCCGTTATCACCAAAATATTCTGATGATCCAACTGCACAATATTTGTCAGATGTAGCTAATTCGCTTAACCGGTTGAATGATCACCTAGATAAAGGAATTAATGCAAAGGCTCCAATTTATTTACATGGGAGTGATGGCTTAGTTCAAAAAATTAAAGAGTATGAAACCCTTTTAAATAATTCAAAACCATGATTGAATTTTATATTGAAAACGAAGGATTATATAATGAGGTAATTTTACCGGATGATTTTTCGTTTACATGGATTGAAAACAATCCTGAAATAAATAATGAAGGTGATTTTACACTGGATATGACTGTATCATTAGAAGTGGCACAGAATAAAATAGCATTCGGGATGATCGATAGATTAGCAAATACTTCTATAACTATATCTGCAAATGCAAAAATAGTAGAGGATGGTGTAACTCGTTACGGAACTATGACTATTTCAAAGCCTACAGATTTAAATGTTTCGTTTCAATTTCTATCAGGTAATTCAGAACTGAATTACCTGGCTAAGAGTGAAGATAAAATCTACACTCTTAATTGGGGTGAGGAACTAGAAATTACCGTTGAACGGGCACTGGATTCGATTAATAACTGGCATTGGACGAATAAATTTGTATGTTGCCCGGTTAAGGCTGGTACTTCAATACTGAATGAATATAATTTAGACCTCACTGCAGTAACAGATGGGCTTATCGTTATGCAACCTTATCTATTGTATTATATAACAAAACTTCCTGAACTCCTTGGTTATACAATGGGTGATAATGTTTTGTTGGCCGATGAACGTGCACAACGAATGTATCTTGTAAATCCGGTTGATTCGTTGAAATATGCTGACTGTTTGCCTGATATGACAATCAGAGAATTTATAAAAGCAATTGAGGATTTTTTCAATGTAAGTTTTATTGTTTTAGGGCAAACAAAAACATTGTCTATTGTGCGGACGAAAACTGAAATGGCTACTAAAAAACGGGTCAAAATTACTCCTATAAATGGTTTTGAACGTGATCTGTCGGATGACTCTTCAGCGTTTAAATTTGGATATACAAAAATATCATACAATTTGCCAGGAAGTAATTACTTCAGTTATCACCGACTTGCAGATGATATTGTAGCTAAATGTACTATCGAAGAATTTTTTAATATTCGTCCGGAAGGATATACTACTGATAAATTAAACATTTTAAGAAATACGGCTGATAAAAGGGATTGGATAAATACTTCAGCTAAACACGAATTTCCAGGTTATCAATTAATGTTCCCAGGAACTGGTATAGTTTATTATTCATATAATGTGAATAGACTTGCCGACTATGGAACTTCGTCAAAAAATGTGCTTTCGCTAAATCTTACTCCTTCAGCTATATATAAAGGAACTCAAAAAGCTATTGATTATGCCGATAATAATTCTACATTCAATGTCCATTATACAATGCCTGAGAGTTCTAATAGTTATTTGCTTGTTGAAAATAAGACTATATTTGAGATGATTGAAGGTGATAAAGGTGATATTGTTCGTTCAAGTAATTTGGAAGTGTGTATGTATTCCGGAAGGTTTAAGATAGAAAAGTCATTTACTGGAAGTCATAGTGGTACATTAATCCGTAATTATGTGAATTATCCATGTTCAAATATTGATTTACCTCAGTGGGAGGATGGAGGTGTCTATTATGAAATTATTGATCCACTTCCGGCATTTAAAACAATGAGACTAGTAGGTGATGATGGTGTAGTAGCTGATTACCGTCCGGAAGTACTTATTGATCCCTCTCTGAAATATATATTTTACTTTGAAGATCGTCCGGATCGTAATGTAAATTGTATATTCTATGTTGAATCTGCTTACTATATGCCAATTTCAATTGAACATATAAAAACAAAAAAAAGTAGATCCTCATTACTAAAAGGAACATTCTACCGAATGCTTGAGTAAAACAGATCGCCGTACAAAAGTTCAATTGTACGGCGATTTATGATTATTTGAAGATGTCGAAACAATTAATGCTCCGTTCTTTTGATTTTTCTAGCACATGTGCATAAATGAGTGTCTCACGTATATCAGAATGACCTAGAATATCCCTGAGCGAATTTAGATCCTTTGTTTTGTCAAGATAGAAAGTTGCAAATGTATGTCGACCGGTCTTGTGTGTTACCGCCTTTTTTATTTCTACCTTATCCATTTTTACAATCTCTTTCAAAAATCGATTCATGGTTTGGTCTGCCGGAAGATTCTCGAATACTAATCCTTTTTTTCTATGTCCAACAATCTCACCGAGTAACTTCCGGAGCGATAAAGACATTGGTACCGTTATCGGTTCAGGTTTTGAGTTTCTTAGTTTTACTCTGTAATAGGTGAATGAAACATTGGTAAACTGTTCTATCTTCATTGCTTTAGCGTCACCAACATGCTGCGAGCTGAAGCACATGTATAAGAAGAATTGAAGTGTTTTATAGAACTTTAGTTCCAGTTCTCCGGCACGGTATAATTTCAATAGCTTTTGCAGCTCCGATTCCTCCAAATAGGTGTAATTTGCTTTTGTTCGTAAAATATGAAAGTCGTCAAACGGATTTTCATCCATATATCCAGCCTTACATGCTGCTTTCACATATTTACGAACTACCGATAAGTTCTTATAGGTTGTATTCTCATTATTCTTTATCTTCTTTCGAAGATGTGAATAGAAATCAGCCACAAAATCAAGCGTTATGTCGTCGAAATGCAAGTCGGGTGAGTAAGCCTTCAGTTTCTCTAATACAGTGGCATGAGTGGCAAGCGTAGCGCTTTCAACACGATTAGATACTGACTTACGCTTGTATTCATCACAAAAAGCGTAGAAATTATCAAAGTCATCCGGCCGGTTATACGACTTTTTAAAAGCTGCCCTGGTCAATACTTTATTCCGGAGGCGATACTTCACAATTACGTCGTTTACACGAGCCAGAATCTTCTCCAATATCAGATTCTTATCAGATGCTTGCTTATCTGCAGTACTTATTCGCATTTTATCCGGATTCCAGTGCTTAGCCAGACACTGAACTTTAGTCGAAAAATGTTCTTTTTCGCGATTTACATAGAAACTCACGTATATGAATCCGGTTGTTTTGTCTTTTCCTTCCGCTCTGTGGTATAATTTTATTGTAATCATAGGTCTGCTTTTGTATTGATTGGTCTACATTTAGGTCGAAAGTTCAATTATATGCCTTATAGAGTCGTATTCGTAATTAGTTGGTATATAGCCAAAACGCAAAAGCTCACAGTCTAAAAGACTGTGAGCTTTTTGGTAAATGAGGTTCGTGGCGGATTCGAACCGCCGTAATCGGTTTTGCAGACCGGTGCCTAGCCACTCGGCCAACGAACCTTGTTTTTGGGACTGCAAAGATAGTATAATTTTGTATCTTTCCAAAGCTTTT